GGCAAAGCCACCCGCCTCCACGTTTTTCTGTGCAGACTGAAATAAAAATCCGGGATTGTCCTGTCCTAAGTTTAGATTTTTAAATCACTTACAGACGATCTACATGCATGCCGAAAAGAAAGCTTGACAATTTGCCAGAGACTGCGCCCGCGGGCGGCCCGGTCGATGTGCTGCCGTCCGCATCGCAGTCGCTGGTGGCGCGGATGCTCAATGTCGATGTGCGGACGGTGCGTCGGTGGGAGTCGGCGGATCCGCCGCTCCCGCGGCAGCCCGACGGCGCGTACGACGTGGTGGCCGTGGTGCGCTGGGCGATGGACCGGCAGGCGCGTGAGGCCGAGGCGGCGCTGGCGGCCGCCGCAGCCTGCACCGAGGACGCGAGTCCGGCGCTCGAGCGGTGGCGTGAGGCCCGCGCCGCCATTGCGGAGATTGAGCTGGCCGAGCGGCGCGGGGCGGTGGTGCGGCGCGAGGATGTGGACGCGGCCATGTCGGCCGGAGTGACGACGTTCACCGCCGGCCTGCAGCAGCTCCGCGAGCTGTTGTGCCAGGCCGTCCCCGAGCGGGAGCACGAGGTGTCGCGTCGGTGCGATGAGGTCGTCGAGCGAGTGCGCGGGGCTCTGGCGTGTGCGCCGACCAGGCCCGCCGGCAAGGGCGCGCAGGAGGAGCAGCCCGAATGACCGCTGCGCTCACCGGGCTGCCGAGCGTCGCGCCTGCCGACCTGTGGGCGCCTCATCTGCCGCGCCTGCGGCTGGACCGTCGGCTGACGTGGGTGGAGTGGGCCGAGGCCCACGGGCACATCACCCGCGGCGCGTGGCGCTATCGCGGCCGCTGGCGCGCCGATTCATTCCCCCTCATGGCCGATGCGATGCGGCTCGCCGATCGCCGGTGGGTGCATGAGGTGTCTGTATGCGGCCCGACGCGCGGGGGCAAGACACACACATTCGGTCTGCTGATGCTCGCCCGCGCGGTGCACGAGGGGCGCGAGGCGATGCTGATGAGCTCAACGTTCGAGAAGGCCGAATCGACTCTGGCAGAGCTCGAGGAGCTGCTTGCGGCCGACAGGCCGGACGGGCGCCGGCTGTGGACCGGGCGCACCGGCGAGACGCACACGCGGCAGTATCCCAGCGGCGCGGTGCTGCATCTCCTCGGGGCCAATAGCAAGGCTGCGCCGCGCGGATTTTCGGCGGAGCTCGTGCTGTGCAGCGAGGCCGACGCGTACCCGGACCATCTAGGGGGCGAGGCGGGGCCGGTGGCGCAGGCGATGGGTCGCAGCGAGGCGTACAAGGAAACGCGCCGGATCATCCGCGAGAGCACGTGCTCGACGCCCGACGGGTACATCTGGCGGGACATCCACGCGGCGGGCACGCTCTACCGACCATTCCTCGCCTGCCCGGACTGCCGCATGCTGCAGCTACTGCTGCCCGACACCGACGACGGGCTGAGACCGGCGGACCCCGACGACCCGCTGCGCGGCGAGGGGTCTGGGGGCGTGCGGTGGGAGGGCGATACGGCTGATGATGCGCAGCGGACGGCGTACTACCGATGCTGGCATTGCGGGCATCGTGTCGGTGCAGCGGATTGGCTGCGGTGGATACGCACCGCGCGCTGGCTGGGGGCGCCCGGCCCGGCGGTGCTGGCGTACTGGGACCGGAGCGACGCGGCGCGGGAGCCTCCGGCTCTGACTCCGCCCGACGTCGAGACGGTCAGGGCCGGCCACATCGCGTTCTGGTGGTCCGCGTTGATCGTCCCGTGGTCGTCGGTCGGCTACGAGGCGCGGGACCTGTGGTCGGCCCGGCAGGCCGGCGCGGACCCGCAGGGCGTGGTCAATCTGAGGTCGGCGCTGCCGTACAGGCCGCGTGTCGAGGTCGCCGGTGCGTTGGAAGCCGTGGCGGTGCAGAGCCGGCTCAACGGCATTCCGCGGGGCGTGTGCCCGGTCGGGACGGAGCGGGTGACGGCATTCGTCGATGTGGGCGCGCGGCGGCTGCACTGGGCGGTGACGGTCTGGCGGCCGGGCGCGGTCGGCTACGTGATCGACTACGGCGTGCAGCAGGTGCATGGGCCGGATGCGGACTACTCGTCGCTGACCGTCGAGCAGCAGCAGGCGTACGAGCTGGCCCTGGCGGCGGCGTTGCGGGTGCTGGCCGAGCGATGGTCGCCCGGCTGGCCGGTGGCCGAGTCGCCCGCGACGGCGCGGCTCGGCCTGGCCCTGGTGGACATGGGTTATTCGCGGTCAACGGAGACAGTGTACCGGCATTGCGTGGGCCGCATCGGCTGGTGTGCGGCGAAGGGCTGGACGGGCGAGCGCGGAGCGCGGGAGCGGTTCGTTCCGCTGCGGCCGCCCGCCGCCGCGAAACGCGCGGGCGCGGCGGTCGCCTGGCGTACCGACGACGGCACGATGTGGGCGGCGGGCGATCGCTGGTTTCTGCGGCGCCCGCCGGATGGCCGTGCGTTGGTCACTGCCGACGTGGATCACTGGAAAATTTGGGTCCACGAGGCGTTTCGGCTGCACCGCGCGCCGGATGCTCCGCAGCCTGCCGGGAGCCTCTCGCTGTACGGGTCGGATCCCGACGTGCACGTCGAGTTGGCGCGGCACATCACTGCCGAGCAGCAGGTGGAGCGGGTGGACACCGCCGGTCGGATGTACCTCATCTGGGAGCGGATCTCGCGGGACAACCACTGGCTCGATGCGCTGGTCGGGTGCCGGGTCGCCGCGGAGGTCCTGGGGGTGCGCGCCGACGACGACGTACCGACTGCGGGTACGACGCGACCGGCGCCGCAGCCTCCGCAGTCCGAGACGTCGGCGGCGCGGCAGCCCGTGGTGCCGCTGGTGCGGCCCGCGCGGCCCGTACGCATGTCGCGGGACGGATTCGGCGGAGGCTGAGCCGATTGACCAGTATGGCCCTCACCAGCGCATCGACCGACGCGGAGGTCCTGGCTCAGTACGAGGACAATGTGCTGGCTGCGGACAGCTACGACACCGCGGCCGCGGTGCTCGCGCTGCAGGCGCTGCGGTACATCCGCATCCGGCTGCCGCAGTCGGGTACGTTTGCAGGGCGAGCCTTCACCATGGCTGCGCTCGATGCTGAGATCAAAAGATTTGAGCAGATCGCTACGTATGATCAATTCCGCGGGATGTCGGCGGGCGGCCGGGTCATCTATCGACGGCTTGATGGTCGTGGCGGAATGAGCTGACCTCGAGGCCGATTGACTCCGTATGAGTCTCCGCGCATGGCTGACCCGCTGGCTGCTCTCTCCGCTCATCGGGCGGCGTCAGTACTACACCTCCGCAGGCTCCTACGGCCCGCCGCGCGTCGCACAGCGCGCATCGCAGATTGATTTTGACCGCGAGGTTGCACAGGACCGCGATCTCGCAATCGGCCGTTGTGAGCAGGCCTACTACAACAACGGTCTGTACCGCGGGGTCGTGCGCAACCGACGCACGCGCACGCTCGGCGCCGAGCTGCGGTGCCGCGCGGCAATCCGCGCTGAATCCGTCCCCGGCCTGGCGGCCGAGGAGATCAAGCGGCTTAATCGAGAGATCACCCGTAGGTACCGCGAGTGGGCCGACAGCGGCGAGTGCGATGCATCGGGGCTGTGCAGGCCGCTGGGGACGCTGCAGGGTCTCGCGATGATCGACAGCGAGGTCCGCGGTGCCTGCCTGGTGCATGTGGTTTACCGGCCGCAGAACAGGACCGTGCCGATCGCCATCGAGCTGATCAGCGGCCGTCGGATGAGGCGCCCGGTGGGACAGATGGCCGACCCCGGGGTGACGCCGCCGCCCGCAGCACTGGTCAATGAGAGCGGAGTCGAGTTCGCCGACGTCGAACATACGCGCGTGGTCGCCTACTGGGCGATGGTGCGCGACGGCTATACCGAGCTCACGTATAGGTTTCGTCGGTTCAGCGCCGATCGCTGTCGGCTGCTGCTGACCGAGCAGTTGGTCGGCGTGGAGAACGCCCTCCCGAGAGATTGCGCCGCAATACGACCATTGCACAATCTCTCGCAAATGAATCAGGAGATGCTCGAGGCAGCGCGGGCCCTGGCGAAATCTCCAATGACGATCAGCACCGACGGGACGGTGCGACCTGCGGAGATCATCGCGGCGCTGTCCACGGGGACGGATGAGGTGCAGCCGGGCATCGAGCCGCGCGAGCAACACGTCAATGACATCGACGGGTTGTATACGCAGGTGCTGCCGGCCGGTGCGACCGCCGAGCGGCATTCCGCGTCGCTGCCCGCGCCGGACTATCCGGGATTCACCAGGGTCCAGATGCGGGCGGCCGCAGCGGCGGCCGACGTCTCGTATGCCCGGCTGTCGCGCGAGCCTGACGGATCCTACTCCTCGGGTAGGCAGGCCGAGCAGAACGATCAGCCCCAGATCGAGACGGATCGCAGGAATTTCTGCACTGTCGTCATGGGGCTGGTGTGGCGGGAATTCGTTGCCGCGCTGTGGGCCTACGACCTCGTGCCCATGCCGGGATTCGCCGATTACCGCGATGCCTACAGCACATTTGATTACACCCCGCCGCCGATGCCGAGCATCAATCCGGTGGACGACGTGACGGCGGCGCGGTCGCGGCGCGAGGCCGGGCTGACCAGCGAGTCGGAGGAGGTCGAGGCGGCCGGCGACAGCTACGACGAGACGCTGGAGCGGCAGGCGGCCGACTACGTGGCCAGGCGGCAGACCGAGCGGGCGTACGGCCTGCCTCCGCTGACGCTGGAGCCGAAAAACAGGCAGGGGGCGCTGACGACCGACCCGACACCGGCCGCAGGCGGCGACCCGGCGAGCGATCCGCAGGTGATCCAGGAGTCCGGCGGCGACCCGCAGGTCACAGTCCCAGGGCCTGCCGATTGACCTGTTGCACGGGGGCAGCTCCGACGTATCCAAATATTCGCATACGAGAGAGGTATTCATATGCTCTTCCTTCCTATCGGCGGGACCGTCAGGGGCCAGGCGGCGGCGGCCTCCGTCATTGAGATGGTCATCAACACCAACGTGCCGACCCCGCGGGAGCTGTACCGCGGGACCCTGACCACCAGTTTGGTGGATCTCGGCATCGAGGCCGAAAGCAACTACGGCCGGCCGCTGCGGGTGCGGGCGGTCAATACGGACACCTCGGCGCGGCTGGTCACGCTGAAAACCTATTCGGCCGCCGGAACGGCATCGACCGAGTTCTCTTTGACCCTCGCGGCCGGTGACCATCTCGTGTGGGACGAGGCGGGACTGCGCGTCGTCGATTCCTCGGGACGAATTCGGCACAACAACAGCTGATCCGCCATGACCTACGACATGAGGCGACAGCTCGAGATCGCAGGCGATCCCCCTCGAGTCGAGGGGGATGCGATCCTGTTCGGCGGCATTCTCACGACCGAGGCGCCCGGGATCATCCCGGACCCGATGGGCGAGCCGGGCCGCCGCCGCACGGTCTACGAGGTCCTGCCGATGGCCGCGTGCGACCTGTCGCGCGTCGAGGCCGGCGGCTCGTTGCCGATGTTGTATCAACATATCAAGAGTGATCTGCCTATCGGCGAGTGGGTGCGGGTCCGCGTCGAGGGCGACAGGCTCGTGGCGGACGGCCGGCTGACCCGCCGCGAGGGTACGGTCGGCGGAGCGACCGACGGCGAGGACTCGCCCATTCCCGTGCAGCCCATCACGGCATTCCGCGACTCGGTGCTCGGTCGTGTCGTGCGGTACGTGTCGATCGGCTATCGGGTCTCGGACTACGAGCGCATCCCGGCCGGCGGTCGGTACGGCGATATGGAGCTCGACCGGGATCTGCTGGTGGCCCGGTCGTGGACGCCATACGAGGCCAGTCTGGTCACGGTCCCGGTCGATCCGAATTCGATGCTCCGGGCCGTCGATCGGCCCGGCCGATTGACCTGCAATCATCGAGGGCGATTTATGCGTCGATACGTGGTAATCAAGCGCGCGGACATGGTCGAGGGCCAGACCGATCAGGCCGAGAGGATGGACGACGGCGACGCCATCGATCTGCTCGGCGTGGTGCTGGCCGCGATGGACGACGAGGCGCGGACGGAGGCCCTGATCAAGGCTATCCGCTCGATGGATGTCGATGCCGTGGGCGAGATGCTCAAGGGCGTCGTCGCGCGCATGAGCGTGGAGGATCAGGTCAAGTTCATCCGGGAGTACGCTCCGACTGCCGCAGAAAAGGTCGAGCAGGCCGGTGCCGAGGCCGAGAAGGCCTACTCGCAGGCATTCGGCGACGCCGTGCGGTCGCTGCCGTCCGACGCCCAGGCGTTTGTCCGGCAGCACTACTACGGCGAGAAGATCGACCGTGTGCGGGCCGTGGTCGAGCGGGAGGCCAAGGCGTTGCACCGCCGCGGTCTGGAGGCCGAACGGGCGGCCGGTATCAGTGCCGGAGAGATGGTCGGCGATGCCGACGCCGAGGCCGCGAGGCGGCGGGCTGCTGCGGCCCTGGCCAATCCGTTCGTCGGTCTGGGTCGGCAATAAACAACATATGTAGGAGTGTGCATACATGGCAATTACGTACAGCACCCCGATTCCCGTGACGCAGACCTACCCGGTCGCGGACGCGCAGGCCCTCGCGCTCTACTCGCTCGTCAAACTCAACGGCGGCAACGTCGTCCCTATGGCGGCGGCCGCTGACGACTGCCTCGGCATCTGCGGGACGCGCAAGGCCGCCAATGACGGGCAGACGACTTGCGAGGTCTATCCGATGGGCGGCGACGCCGTTTTCGAGGTCGATCTCGACGCGGCATCGACCTGGGTCGTGGGCGACACGTTCGCGTTCGCCAGCTCGACCAGCATGACCAAGAGTAATTCGAATCCCATTGCACGCGCCGTCAATAGCGGCACCAGCAAGTCGCGCGCGCTGGTCAAGCTAATCGGCAATACCGCCGAAACGGCGCTCAAGTTAACGGCGCTGACCATCGGCTCAGGCACCCCGGGCGGCGGCACGGTCAACGTCGGCGCGACCAATACGAGCGACGTGTCGGCCGTCATCAACAACAATTTCGCCACGCTGGCCACCCGCATCAATGCAATTGCCGCGGCCATCGGCCTGGATTGATCCTATGGACATCACCGGGTCGGCCGACAGCCTCCCGGGCAGATCGAGAGGACTACGACGATGGGACTGAATCTCCGCTACCTGCTCAGCCCGGACCTGCCCGAGAGCGACACCGTGGCTCGATTCCGCGCTCTGCTCGAGGACGAGCACTACGGCATCCTCCCGACGATCAAGCGGACCGGCCGGCCGCCCGAGGGCACATCTTTCAAGGAGATCAAGGAGTGTCTCAGGGGCCGTAGCATCAGACTCAATCTGCATGATCCGGCGACCATCAAGGCTTGGCGCTCGTATGGCTACGAATCGCCCGAGACGATGGTGGCTGATCTGAGCAAGCGCGCCGATTCCGGCGGTGCGGTCAATGTGTCGATGGTCTCGACGCTCACGAGCAATATCATTTTCCCCGTACTCAATACCGCGGCCGAGCGGTATCTGGACGAAAATCCCAACGTTCGAGTCGCCGACAAGCTGGTCACGGACTTTGAGGATAACAAGCCGTTGACCCAGGTCCCGGAACGATTTGTGCAGTCGGCATTCGCGGGGGTCAGAGAGGGGAAGCCGTTCCCGCGCAGTGAGATCACCGACGACTACACGGTGATTGGCCTGCAGAAATTGGGCGAGGAATTCGTCGTCACCAGCGAGGCGGTGCTCAGCGACAACACCGGTCTAGTGCTGTCCGGTCTCGACGCCAAGGTGAAGCTCGCGATCGACAAAATGGCTAGATTCGTCATCGAACGGGTCATCGATCGCACTCCGACCATCCAGGGAATTGACTTTGCGCGTGTGTACCGGCCTAAGTCAAATACGAGCGGCGAACTGCTGTACAGCACTTCGGCCCGTGTCGGTGCGGATAGTGGAAATTTGATCGCGAGCAATCCGCTGTCCAATGAGGACTCTATCCGCAAGGTGCGGGTTCTGCTGCGCAAGATGTATTTCAAGGACACGGGTTCCAGCTCAGTAAAAGATCCCAAGATCTATTTGGGCATCAAACCGACGGTCCTGCTTGTGCCCGAGTCTCTCTACGAGAGAGCGCTCAAGATCCTCGGCCAGGCGGCGCAATTCAGCTTTAGCACCGATGGCGGAGGCAACGTCGCGTACAGCGCAATCAATCCGTACTACGGTCAGATCGCGATTCTGAGCACTCCAATCCTCGATGAGGACAGCGAGACGACCTGGTACGCTGGCGACCCGCAGCCGCAGTTTTTGCGCAAGAGCAGGCGCAAATTCCAGGCTGACCGGATGGGAAGCCCGAGCGTCAGCGATGAGCTGTTTGACAACGATCTGATGCTCAAGGGCCGCCTGATGGCTGAGGTTGAAATCGGCGCCATCACCTATCAGTTCATGGTGAAAAATACTGCGTAATGAAGGGGTTTGATGCCATTTTCGCCCGCCGCGCCGAGGCTCTGACGAATCGGGTCGTCGGGACCTCGGCGAACGCCACGTACCTACCGCCCCTCGGACAGCCGGGCGCCGGTATCCCTGTGCGGTTTGGCCTGGCTGCGCCGGGGGCTCGGACGCTGCGGGAGTCCGAGGGGCGGGATGAGATGTCGCTGGACGACTCCGTCGGTTCCATTCCGGCGTCGGATCTGGGTGATGTGCGGCCGGTCAAATACGGGCGCGTCCGGCTCAACGACTCGGACGAGGAGTGGACGATCGTCGAGAGTCCCACTCGCAATGCAGGCGTGTGGGACCTCATCGTGCGTCGTGGCAGCCGTCAGCAGATCGGGCTGCCGCGCAACGGGACGTGACGACGGGGATGCGACATGACGCAGGGCCTGACGCCGCTCACAGGTCCCACGGCCACCCTCCGCGATCTGCTGGCGGCCAATTCCGCGTGGGGCGCCTGGCTCACCGCGACCGCCGGTCCCGGCCAGGTGGTGACTCCGGCATCCCGCATCCATCGCGTGGACGTGCAGCGGCCCGACAGGCCCTTCGCCCTGATCGGTCTGGACTCGGCGACCATCGAGCGGCGGCAGGCGGCAGGCGTGTCCCGCAGCACTCCGGCCGTCGTCGCCTCGACGGGCACGCTGCTGCTGGGATTCGAGGCTTTGCGTGATCACCCCGACGGCGGTGATGCCACTCTCGATTCGGACGTCGAGGCATTCGAGGGCCGCGTCGAGGAGGTCCTGGTCGAGCTGTTGCGGCAGGACCGCCCGCCCGAGGAACCTCATCTCGTATTCGAGCTGCTGGGGCCGACGGCGGTACTGACCCCCGAATTGCGGCCGGACCTTGGCGACGTGCTGCAGATCCAGTTCCGCGTTCAGTTCCAGATGCCCTGACAAATCAAAATATTTGCATATGTCTGCGGAGGCCGCATGTCGCTCATCGTCGGCGAGGGGCAGGTGGTGTGGTATCCCGACCAGGTGCTCCGTCCGCAGACCGTTGCGGCGGAGAAGCGGACGCGCGAGGCGGCCAATCTCATCCGGCGGACGGTGCGCCTCGCGGTCAATCAGCGCGGGCCGCAGCAGCGCACGCCGGTCGGCGTGATGGTGACGGGCCGCTCGCTGCCGGGCGATGCGCCGTTCCGCGAGAGCGGCCGCCTGTACCGCGCCGTGGGTTTTGATTTTCAGCGCCGACAGGCGACTTATGAGCTTTTTGCTGCGGTCGTGGTCGACTCCTACGGCTGGGAGACCGGCCGCGCGCGTGGATCGCCGGGCGTGAGGCGCCCGCATCTGCGGCCGGTATTCGAAGCGAATCGCAGACTGGTGATGCGCATTCTTGAGGGCGCCGGAGGTGTGCCGCAGTACGGCGCGATTCCGCGCCGCCGCGGGCGCGGAATGCTGGCCATTACGGGCGTATCCGGCCGTCAGCGCGGCCGATTGACCAATCGGGTGCGGTACGTCGGTCAATTTTCCTCGGGCACGTATCGCGAGGTCTCGCCCAGGGCGATTCGCCGCCCCAGCAAGAGGTAGCCATGCCATTCACATCGCTCACAGTGCAACTGCGTCGTTCGGTGAATCCTAATTACACCAACGATGCGGCGGGCAATGCCGGGGCTGCGGCCGGCGGTAATCCGCAGATCACGGATAATCAGGATTTTCTCTTCGGTAGCGGCACGGGGCAGGTGAATGATTTTGGCGCGCGCGACTTCACGCTGACAGGCAACACGCCGCAGGACATTGATTTCAGTGGTGGCGCGCAGCTCAAGAACCCATTGGGAGAGAACGCCGCTTACACGCGTCTGAATTACATCAGGATTCAGAACGACAGCACGTCGGCATCAGATTTCACGCTCTCCGGCAATCTGCTGGCGGCCATTGGTCTGGCTGCCGGCTTTACTCTGGAGGCCGGTGATGCGGTGGAGATCCAGCGGCCCGTGACCGTGACCAACTCGTCTCAGGACACGCTCACGATCACCCCGACTGCAGGTGGCAAGTTGCGCGTGATCGTCGCCGGTGTCCGCTGATTCGGGTATTTGAGATCGGAGGGCCGTGAAATGGCAAAGACCGGCAAGGATGCGATTTTCTCATTCGACGGCAACGATTTTGTGCTCACTGAGTTCAACGTCGAAATCGTCAATAACGCCTACGACAACACGAGCAATAAAACCGCCGGGTTCAAATCCTCGGCGGCCGGCCCCATCGGATCGAAGGTCACGCTCACCGCGTTTTTTGAGGCCGACTATCCTCTGCCTGCGTTGCCAATGCGCACGAATAAAACATTGGTTGCCAAAGAAGACGCGGCGATCACTTTGTACAACGGCCCGGCGTTGCTGACCAAAATCGGCGCGGCAGTGCCGGTCAGCAGCGGCGTGACGCGGACGTTCGAATTCGATTGCGTCGGCTTCTTTACCTCAAACCTGATGAATACAAACTGATATCAACATATGACGATATCTGCAAAAACATTCACGATCGGGCCGAACGTCTACACGCTCGCTCCGCTCACGTGGGGCGACGTGCAGGCGCTGGAGGCCCTCATCGACCAGGCGCCGCTCCGCGACGCCGAGCGGATCAGGGCCCGGGTGCCGCGGAGCCAGTACGAGGCCGCCGTCGAGGGCGCCGTGCGGGTCATGCAGCAGTCGGAGCCGGCGAGTATCGCCAGCCCTCGCGCGAGGGCGTTTTTGTTGTCCGTGCGCGGCGCGCCCGAGCTGGTGGCGATGAGCGTCGGCAACGCCAAAGGGCCGGACGGCAAACGGCTGCATCCGCTCGTCTACGCCGACACGCTGCGGGCCGAGATGGACAAGCTCCCGCCGGTCCAGGCGGCCGAGGCGCTCATCGCGCTTCTGCGGGCCGCGCAGGACGTGCTCGAGGTGTCTGGTTTGTTGGGCGGACCGGAGGACGACACCCCTTTGGGCGCAAGCGGGCCGCAGAGGCCCGCATCTACCGGATCCTCGCCGTGACGTGCGGGCTGACGCCCGAGGATGTGCGGGCGCTGCCCTGGCCCGATGTGCTGTCGCTGCTGCACGATCCCGGCGACGGGTCGGGACTGATGGATCTGCATACGTCGGCGCGCATACTCGGAGGGCTGCTCGGTGGCAGTCAACGTCGGTGAGGCCTACGTCCAGATCGGTAGCAAAATGGCCGGTCTGGCGCGCGGGCTCAGCTCCGCCAAATCGCTGATCCTCGGCTGGGCTATAGAGGTTGGAAAAAAAATTTTCGAGGCCACGGCGAGCCGCGAAAAGGCTTTTTTCCATCTCGACACTTCCTTGCGCGGTGTCGGCCGATCCGGCGGCGAGGCGGCCGCTGAAATGCGGGATCTCGTCGAGGAGCTCGCGGCCACATCGCGGCTGTCCACCGAGCAGGCGGCGCGGTATGCGGCCGTTGCGGTGGGCATGACCAAAACCACCTCTCAGGCCAAGGAGTTGACGCGCGCCGCGGTGGGCCTTGCGGCGCAATTTGAGTCGGCGGGTTTCACCATCGACGCCGCGATGGAGGCGATCCGATCCGAGCAGTTCGGCGAGGCCGACGCCACGCTGTCCAGGTTGCTCGCCAATCGAGGTTTGGACCGCATCAATGCCCAGCAGGAGCGGCTACGCATCATCAGCAACGCTGCGGCGGAGGGCCTAAAGACGGAGGCCGCGGCGGCAGAGACCCTCGACGGGCGCCTGGCGAAATTGCAGCAGGAGTTCACCGGCTCGTTGGCCGACATCGGTGAGTATCTGAAAAAGCCGTTCGCGGAAGGGCTGCAATATCTGACCAATTTTATGAACGGCGTGAGAGACAGAATTCAGATTGCGCCGACATATTTCGATAAGCTCAAGGCATACGCGATGATCGGCGTGGCTGGCATTGCCGACACATTTTTCTGGCTATTGGATGTCATCCAAAATGTATTCGAAAACATAGTTAAAATGGGTTCGAATGCATTCAAAATGATTAAGGCGAATTTTCACAACTTCTCGATGGATCTCGGCGACAAAATCTTCGCCATGATTTACGGCGAGGATGCACTGAATGCCGTGAAGGGGGGCAAACGCGAGCAGGCGCCGAGCTCGATTTTCGAGGGCACCATCAATATCGATAGAAATCGCGACCCGGACATGCGTTCCGGATTTGATAAGTTCTACGAGGAGCAGCAAGAAAAAATTCGAGAGGCGGACGAAAAAATCAATGCTGCGTTGGCGGATTCGGAGAACAAGCGCAACCAGAGAAAGGGCGGCGGCGCGGGCGGAGGCGGCGGCCCGGGGGGCAAGCCGAATCTGGATCAAATCATGCCCGCCAAAGGTTCCGGCGCCATCCTGGGCATTGCGGAGTTTGCGCAGCAGCTCCAGCAGGCGGCCGCGGCAAATCCCATTCTTAGCGTGTCCCAGCAGCAGCTCGACATCCAGAAGCAGCAGCTCGCCGCGCTGCAGGTCATCGCGGGGGCGCCCGCGGCTGTGGCCGTGAAGCGCCCGTGATTCATTCACATCTCTGCATAATTACATATGCCAGCATATCCCGTCGATGTCGAAGAGGTCTACGGTTCAGGTCGCCGATCCCTCTCGCGCGACGACCCGCAGATCGTCCGCATTTACGATGTCGCATGGAAAGATTTAGATATATTTGCAAATTGGCTGCTAGGCGATCCGCCTCAGGTCATGCCGCATGAGGATCCGAGCACTCCGAAATTCTACGCCGAGACGATCGACGTCGAACCCCTTGGGGCGCAATGGGATAATCCGATCGTAGGGATTAACTACGACACCGCCCGACTCACGGTCACGTACCGCCCGGATGCTGATTTGGTAAATGCCGACTGGTGGTACCGCAATGGCGAGATAGGCCAGAGATATTACGCGCGCAGGGAGTGGTCGGTCGGCGGCCAGTTCGTCCCCATCGCCTCCGAGATACTGCGATTCAAAAGCGATTCTGCGCCTCTGTCGGGCGTTAATCCGGGCATCTATCAATCGCAGTTGGAAATGACCGAGACGATCCGTTTTCTCAAATGGTCTGACGTGATTTCGGTGATGTTTTCGATCGGCACGCAGCGACAGATTTACGAGCAGTTCGATCGAGATGGGAATCCCACCAGTAACGGGACCATTTTTGGCTATGCGCTTGCGATCTCCGCGACGTGGAGGGAGGAGACGCGCTCGCGCCCGACCGAGACCAGCCCGGCAGGCCGACGGTATACGGCGCAGGTGCGGTATCTCGTGCGCGAAAACAATTGGAATTACGTTTTGCGGCCGAATCTCGCGTCGCCGGAGTACCAGCAATTGGAGATCCGACAGGCCAATGGAGGATGGATCGATTTCCAGCCGTTCGAGGTCGTGCAGGATCCTCCGCCATTCTATTACTACTGATGGTGTCGTATGGTCCGAATGCCGATCACAGTCAATCCCGACGGCACTCCGCGCATCGACATGCCTGCGATGCAGCAGCTCGTCGATGCGGTGAATTCGCTGCTGTCGATCGAGGCGCATCCTCCGCTGGTAGTCGCGTCCCGATCGCCGCTGCGTCTGTCGGCGCAGATACCGCTGCGGCTGCGGCAGGTGCAGATCCTGGACGGCGATCCGGGCGGCCCGCAGGGCGAGTGGTACGACGCCAGGCTATGGCCGACCGACACAGGCAATCCCGTGCCCATCTGGTTCCGCTGGCCGGAGGTGTCGCCCGAGCTGCCGTCTCTGGTCAATCGGACGCTCGTGGTGCCGTGCATCGAGCTGGGTCAACAGCAGACCATCGGCGGCAGCACCCGTGCCGCGTATGAGGGCGTCCACGCAGCGTGCGTGGCCCGCGATCAAGGGAATGCCGTAGCGATCAACATCAAAGGTGAGCCGATATTTTTCGGCGCGACCTCAATCATTCCTCTGATTGCGATCCGATTGCGTTGGCCGTTGTTTCACGATCCTCAATCGGGCGATGGTGTGCAGATCGTGCGGATCGCGCCATTCATCGGGGACACGGGATTCGGCGGCTACATAGGCGCAGTACCGGCTCCGGCAGCGGGCGACGCGGCCGCCGGCAAATTTTTGAAGGCTGATGGCACCTGGGCGGTGCCATGACGACGACCGCCGATTGACCTGTCGTGACAGCGGAGGAGCGCGGCGATGGACGGCTACCTGCGATGGTGGAGTGATGCGGCGAAACGCTGGTACAGCGTCTCGGACACGAGCAATGCGAGCGATGCCGCGGGCGTGCTGCGCGGGCCGCTGCCGGTATCGCCGGTCGGCGTCGGCATCTCCGGCACCGCGCCGACGTTGCGATCGGGCACCATCACCGCGGCCAACGTGGCACAGCAGCTCGCTCCGGCCAAATTGGGGCGAGTGAGATTAGCTATTCAGAACCGCAGCAGCGGTGACCTGTTCGTCCGCTGGGACGGGGTCAACGCGAGCGCGAACAATAGCTCTCTCCAGATCGCACCCGGGAGCTATTGGGAGAATCCTCCTCACTGGTGTCCAGCTAGTGCGGTGAGCATCATCGGGGCGACGACAGGGCAAGAGTTTTGGGCGGAGGAGGCCTGATATATGCCGATGTTTCAATCTCCGGGACTGGTCAGAGTTGGTGGCGCGTGGGTGGGCGGGGATCGCAGCGGTAATGCCCGCGGTGATTCTGCAGTGGACATCCAGTCGCTGCGATCAGCTCCCGATAGAGTCGCCTCCGGCTACCAAAGCGCTGCGTTTGGTTTGAATTGCCGATCGGATGGCTCATTTAGTGTTGCAGTCGGCGTGAATTGTCAGACGCCGGGCGGCTCGAGCGTTGCGATCGGCACGAGTTGTCAAGCATCTGGCTATGCCGGTATCGCAATCGGCCTGTCGTGTCAAGCGTCTGGGCAGTACTCTGCAGCGATCGGACGGGGTGCGTATACAGATACTCCCGACAGCATCAATTTCGGCGGGCTGCCGATTTTACGTAAGGCGTCGTCCCACACCTCGTATATGGTGGCTCAGGGCTCCGGCGTCGAGGCTGTTCTGATTACGCCACCGGTCAATTTCGTTTTGACTTCTAATAACAATTTATTCTTGCCGAGCGGCTCCAGATTCTTCGTTGACGAAATCGGAATCATTGTCTCGAGCGGATCTGCCGTCTCGCAACCTACAGTGCGCGCGGGCAACACCTCGGATCGGTCTGCACTACTGACCGCGGTCGTCACCACCGGCCTCACTGCGATCGGGAGTCGCCAGCGATTCACCTCAGCGCTCACACCCGACGGGCAGACGACATTGACCGCGGATGTAACGGTAGCGGCGACTGATGGCGACGTGTTCGGGAGGTTTTATTTCAAGGGTCTGTTTGTCGCATATTGATACGTCGATGTTTCGCTCAGTCCTCCTACTGCTGTGCCTGCTCGTGTCCCCCGGCTGCATCGTCGTGGGTCCTCCCGTGCCGGAGTGGTCGGCCGAGGCGCGGCAGGTGTGGCGGGATCTCGGCGGCAGCCCGTCGATGCCCATCGCTGCCGTGCCGGTGATCGGCTCGCCTGCGGTGTGGGCCTGGGGCGGCCCGATGACGGTCGGAGTCCCCGTGGGTCTACCGCCCGGACTGAGGCGGGCGGCTATGCGGTACGAGGTGGCTAAAGCGCATTTCGTGGTACATGGACCCGGCGGCCAGACTCTCGCGCCGCTGCGGTACATCGAGGCCCTGCTGCATGGCCCGATCAGCGAGACCGCCTCGTGGATGGCCGTGCTGCGGGGCATCGGGATCGATGCCCGGCGTCGCCGGGCCATCGCATCGGAGAGCCCATGACCCGCCGACCAGGCAGCGCCGGCCACTGGCACATCACCCCCGTAGACGCCGACGATGCAGGCCTGTGGGTGGTCGCATTAGCGGCTCTCGCTGTCGGACTGCTCGTGTCGTGGTGGGATGGATGAGCACAGGAGGTCTGTGATCATGTCTGAGCCTACGAGCGCGTCATCGGCGGCCTCCGTGGCCACAGCCGCGAAGCCGCCGTCCGCGGCTGCACCAGCGGTACCGCTCGTACGGAGCTGGGGGGAGGCCGCGACCCTGCTGCTCAAGCTCGGGGGCGGGGTTGTCGCCCTAGCCCTAGGGCTGTGGTCGGTGTATAGCAGCGGCCGCGCCGACGCTCTCGCACTTGAGCTACGGATCGTCGGCATCGAGCGGACGGCGATGGAGCATACCCGCAGGCTCGATAGGATGGAGCGGGCTGCCGACGAGGCCGCGCATCGGCTCAATGAGGCGGATCGGCGCTGGGAGCGCCTGGACGCCCGGCTCGACGAGATCCTCCGTCGGCTCGACCGGCTCGACACCCGGATGGGCGGAGGCGGGTCGTGAGCAGACGACGCGTCCGCATCCTGAGCATCGACGGCGGAGGCATCGGCGGCGTCGTCCCCGCGAGGGTCCTCGCGCGTCTGGAGGCCGCCCGGCCCGGCGTCGTCGAGGCCGCCGACCTGATCGCCGGCACCAGCGTCGGCGGGATACTGGCGATCGCTCTGGCCGCCGGCTACTCCCCCCTGGACTGCGTCGATCTGCTGCGTATCCGCGCTGCGAGGATTTTTGGTGCCGACATGCTCCGCACGATCGGCGGCGGTCTGTGGCGGGCACGGTACGACCCGCGCGGCCTGCGGACGGTGCTCGGTGACCTGCTGGGTGATGCCGAGCTCGGCGACCTGCGGCCGGTGCTGATCCCCGTGGTCGCTCTCCGGCGGCCGGATCGGCGAGGATTGAGCGCGAAATTTTTCGCCACATGGCGATCTACGGACTCTGATCGGATTTTTTCGGCGGCCGCAATCGCGGAGGCGACGGCCGCCGCGCCGACCTATTTTCCGGCCGCGCGGCCTGCGGCCGGATGGCTGTGCTGGGATGGCGGGTTGAGCGGGCACAACAGCCCGCATATCCCGGCCGCCGCCGAGGTGCGCAGAGACGATCCGGACGCCGAGATCGTGTGTCTGTCGCTCGGCTGCGGCGAGGAGTCTGTGCATATCGAGGCCGGTGACTGGGGCGCCCTACAGGCGGTGGCGGGCGTAATCCGATCGATGATGGCCGGCACGGTCGGCGCGGCGGATGTGATCGCGCGGCAGGCCATCGGAGACCGATTCTGCCGCATCAATCCGACGGTCGGCTCCTACGCGCTCGACGACGTGGCCGCGATGCCGCGCCTGGACAGGATCGCGGCGGATGCATCCCTCGAGGAGGCGCTGTCATGGCTCGACAGATGGTGGGTGTAGGGGAGTCGATCGCATGGGTGCTGACGGCCCTGGCGGGACTCGCGGGCGGCTGCCGCACGACCGCGGTCGGCTACGAGCGGCCCGACGCGCTCAGCCCCGAGCAGATCACGGCGCTGGGTCGGCTGCCGCCGGAGGTCGCGGCCCGGCTGCTGCGTGAGTGGCCCAGGACTAGGCTGTCCATCGCGGAGGCCGTCGGCCTGACGGATACGCAGCGGGGCATCCGCGCCCGGCGTACCGCGGACGGCGGGATTGATTTCGCCGTGACCTCGCTGACCGAGGTCAACGCTGAGGCCCTCGGGCAGCTCACCGAGCTGGGGCGTGCCCTGGCGGATAGGATCCCGACACCCGGCATGCGGGAGCGGATAGTCACTCCGCAGCCGGGCAATCCGTCTCCCTCGGGGCCGCCGCAGCCGGCCGCACAGCCGGGCGGGGAGCCACCGGCGCCGATGGCATCATCACCGGCCCCTGCGGTGACGCCGAGGATCGCGCCCTGACATCCGACCTCCGCAGGGCGTGTGTCCCTGCGGTACCGGCGGCGGACCGTCCATCCGCCGCCGGGATCCGGCAGCCGACGCCGGAGGCCCGCGAGTTCGACCTGCCGCCCCGGCAGGGTGATCGGCACCGGGGCACTGTGGGTGCGACAGGCAGGCGAGCCGGTTCGAGTCCGGCCGCACCCGGCCCTCACTCCGGCGAGGCCCTCGCCCCGCTCTCGGCCCATTCCCGGCGAGTTTCTCACTCGGCGATGCGCCCGGCGAGGCCCTAGACGGCCTACCGAGGCGGTCGATGTCGTA